TGGTGTGCCAATTTTATTAATTGGGACTCTGTGGGCCATTAATATTTCATCTCTATTTGAGCTTCTATATTTTTCAAATGAGCCTTCTTGTGCTCCAGCCTCAATTGGCTCCATTTTAAATTCAGTCTTTGAGTCAGATGAGTCTGGTGGAAGTGGAATATATAGAGATCTGTGGTTCTTTCCTTTTAGCCCTACCTGGAAAAACTCAAGCAATTTTCTTTCTGACTCTGGTGAAAGCTTTGCTCCTTTTACTGTAATAATATATCTTGGTACCGCCTTGTTTTCAAAATAGTCTAGGTTATACTTACCAGCAAATTCATTTCCAGCCATAGCATTTTGTGCAGCAATAATGTCTGGAATTCCATAATAATTATTTTTTGGAGTATATTTCTTTAAATGAATTATTTCGTTAGGTCTATCTTCCTGCCCAGCAATTGGGTTAATGGTTTTAGTATCCCCAAAGTTTCTAAAGAATACTGCCTTGCCGTATAGAAGCTGTATGAAACCGTCTCTAAAGCGTCTTACACGCATTGTCTTTGAAGGTATATGTCCGATGTACCCTATCTTTCCAGTTGTAGTTCTACCGACCTCCAGATAGCCATTACCAGTAGCTTCATAGTCAGTGTAGAACTTAATAAGGGTTTCTTTAAAAGTTTCATCTTCATTGCAATCTTCAAGCCACGCATGTAGGTCTTGCTTAATTCTATTTAGCTTTTTGCGAGCACGGTCTAATTGTTTTTCATCTTGAATTTCATCCAAAGCCCCAGTTGTTTTTTTTGATTCAATGAAATCAAATCCTAGTCCAACTATATTTGCAACTTTTGCATTTATTGCTGCATAGTTGTATGGAGAAATTTCATAAATTGTTGAAAGGTAATCCAGATTATATTCTGGCTGAATTAGATCAAATGTCGCATATCCGCTAACTGCCTGTTGAACCTGAAGTTGCTGACTTACTGCTCCGTCTTTACCAACAAAGGACTTCTGAAGGTCTCTAGAAACTTTTCTTCTAAATGAAGCACCTAGTCCAGAAAGCTTTAAAATATCCTCTCCCTCTACATCAAATGCATCATCTGATTTTTGAGTAGTTGGGTTATTAAACCTCATCCAATCTGCTACGTTAGAAACTTCTATATTGTTCATAATAGCCTGGTCATCATGCTCAATCATTTTTTACCACCATTCAGTTTAGCCATCTCTTCTTTATAGACTCCAATATCTAAAGGATCTGGTGTGAGTCCCCATCTTAATCTTTGTTTTTGATATTCAAATTCTTCGTCATCAATTTGTCGGCTGCCTTCAATAAACTTAGGCTGACCTTCTTCAATTCCATAATGGGCAACAGCTTTTGCTAGCAATTCTATTCTTTCTTTGTTGCCAAACATTGATGCTATTGAAAGAAAGCTATTGTCTTCGTCGCCAATCCATCTTCCATCGGGCATTTCCCAGACATAGACTCCCAGCCTAGTCTCGCCAGATTTCATTTGAGCATTAATTCTTTTTATATCCATAGTTAATTATTTTACCATCTTTATACACATAAGTCCAGCTTTTTGTCACTCAACCTGACAAAATTATATAATCTGGAACACAACCCTGTCTCTGGAGTATGTTGATACGGCTTCTTCTGTTATCAATAATGACGAGTCAGCAGCTGTTGACGCTGGCTTTCCAATATAAAGGTTATAATGCTCTGTCGGGCTTATTGTGGTACTTGAATATAATGCTATGTTTTGATAAAGATTATCATCTAAAACCCCAGACCTGACCCCTAGTATTTGTTTCCCATTAAGCCAAAGCTCTCCTGAAACTAAAGACGTGAATGTTATAAATATATAGTTTGGCTCGTCAATATAAAGGTAAGAGGATATGTTTGTTGCAGAAGAAGCATTTTGGCCATTTATATAAATATCACTAATATTTGATTTAGAAATTAAACCACCTGCGGCCCAGGAAAGCGATGACTCTATCAAGCCAGTTTTATTAAAAACAATATGTCCGCTAGACAATGATTTGGGAGTAAATATCATCTCTAAGCTTTTTGCTGGCTCCACTAGGTTAACAAAAAAAGCTGATGCTTTTGGTCTTACGCCATTGTGATAATTTCTAGACCTTACTGGATAATTATTTCTTGATAGGTCAATATCCCAAGTTGATCCACTTGTTGGCTGCGAGACTGATATCGTGTTTCCACCATTATGTGCGTATATTTTTTTTTCAGTGTAAAAAGAAATTTTTAAAGAATAAAGTTCTGGGGTATAAACATTAAAATTTGAAGAAGAAAACTGCATTTTAAAATACAAAACTTTTTTTGAAGAAAAACTAGATCCTTGCGTAAATCCTGGGATAGAAGATCCATTGGTGCAAACCGTCCATGGCCCAGACGATGATGTATCTGAAACAGAAACAGAAACTCCAGTTGTTGCAACCCACTCTATTTTTGAAGATATGTATGGCTTTGTAATATTTAAAACTAAGTCTTCTATAATTTCTCCGTATGTGCCAGAGCTCAAATATACACTATTATCTTTTTCATTCCAAGAAATATTGTCATTGTCATAGGATAAAGATTTCCAACTTTCCATTTCTGGATAAGAATATTGTGTCTCTGGTTGATAATATCTGTCTGAAACTAAAAATAGCTGACCAAAATCTGGAATAGAAATTTGTTCATCATTGTTTAAAAACAAATGTTTATAATGCGAGTGTATTACTTCACTAGACAGTGGATACCTATAAACGGCTGGGCTGTCAATTAAAAAATATTCTCCTACAGCTGCTGGCCCAGATACAAGTGTTACGCTTGTGTTTGTAAATTTGCTAGAAAATGATTTTGTTTTTACCAGGACTCCGTCTACATAAAGACTCATTGATCCTATTGAGTATATTCCAACAACATGCAAAACCCTGTTTGGATTTTGTACGGAATAATCAATACGTTCAGATTCTAATTTAAATACAATATTGCCATTGTCCCAATACAATCCAATCCCAGCAGAATCTGCTAAAATTGGAGTAAGAGATGTTAAGGTTTTTGGGTGCATCCATGCTTCCAGAGAGAAACCGTTATCATACGTATCTGATGTTGCAAACCCTCCAGTACCAGTTGTTCCAGAAAAATCTTTTGAAATTGTAAACTGTATATAATTAGAGTTATCAATTTTATTAGAGTGGTCCCCGCCAGTAACGATTGGCATTCCCATTTTAACTATCTGTCCAATATAAGATCCATGATTTCCACATCCAGAAATATCATATGCAATAGAACCAGATGGCTCATCTAGTTTCCAGAAGCCAATAGGTGAATCTTTTATTACATCAAGGTAGTAGGACATATTTTAATTATATCAGAGTGTATTGATTAAACCCAATGACCTATTGCAATGTATCTAGAATTACCGTAGGCTGGCTCTGCAGAGACCTGCATTTCTGATGGGGCTATAATCATACTTCCTGCTTCTGGCTTAAACTTAGGCTTTCCAGGTATTAAAATCTCTCCATCTGAAAAAGAATCATTAATGTACATCCTAGCGGTATATTTTCCGTTTGCCCCGCAATTGTTCTTGACTTGGCCTTCGTTATGCTTTCTTACGAAGTACTTGGTGCTTAAATTAACTTCTTCCTCTATATTGTTAAACAGCCTGTATTGACTAAAGCAATGATGAAATGTGGCTTTTAGGTTATTAATTATAAAAAGACTACGAGTGTCTACAGTTTCTGTTTCATTTGAAAAATCAGAAGATATTCTTTTTTCATACCCATAATCTGTATCGTGCCACTTACTAATCAAACTAGTTGGGTTCTTTTCGCTCTCCTCAAGGAAGCCGATATAGTTGCCAATCTCTTGAAGGCAGTAAGTAAAATAAAATGTCTTTGGTGCAATTTCTTGAAAAACGTACATTGCCATAATTAACTCTTTCTAGTTTGGAATAAAAACGCCATCTACGAATTTACCAGTATTAAGCCAAAACGATGGGACCATATATTTAGATCCGCTTTTTATTAAGTGTGCAGTATGACTGTATGGATCAGTTGAAGGAAAAATGATTACGCTGCCAGCCTCTGGCTTAACGTGAAACATAATCCTATCATTATTAAGAGGACTATTAAAATCTTCTGCTGCTGCATCATCCGTAGAAGTAAGGACTCCATCTTTTACGTTAAAAGATATTTCTCCACCCTCATACTCGTCATTCAAATACATAACCATAGAGTATCTAAGTCTTTTGTCGCCTTCTTGTTGATCAAAGTGTGACCCCATAAAGGTTCCAGTCATATACTTTTTAATTGCTGTGTCTGTCATCAAAACTATCTCTGAATCGTCGCCAATTTTTAAAGCATAATCTTCGCAGACATTTTTCATTCCTTCAAATATCTCGTCAAAGATATAGTTGCAATCTTCTGCGATATCTTTAGGAACATCTTTATCTATTGCTTCTGAAGACAAGCATTTAATTCTTTTGTGTGACCCGTATATATACATCTCTCCACTGCAAGCGTCCCATGTTTCCCATGGGGTAATAAAGCT